CAAGCTAAAGCTAACTCAGGACCTTTAAGGGTCTGGAGAACTTGAACTTGTAAATCAATTGGAAGTCTATCGGTAGCAGCGGTTAAGTCATACGAATAGAATGTGGTACAACCTTTCTCATATAGAGCATTAAGAGGCTTTAACTGATCAAATGTCCCATCTTGAGGTATAAGCCTCAAAATGGCAAACAAGTAATCATGCAAAGGCTTTAATGCACTTTGAGTTCAAAGGTCTGTAATCGCAAATATTCTGACCTTACCAGCTGCCTCAAACTTTCGTGAGAGACGACCTAATTTGGCATCATCAAGTTTCTTCTGAATTTCATTAGATTCTTTAGTGTTCAAATGTAGGTAAGACTCGTGCCAACCATCTGTATAATATTCCACATCGTCTTGGAATAATTTCCAGACTGCCGGCGCTGTTATTTTACATACTTTCTCCAAAGCTCCCATCAGGCTTGGGTAGTGAGTGTGAAATGCATAAGCATCAATACCACCACTTACACCTGATGTATGGAAATTGGGTCCTGCCGTCGTTAATTGCAATAATTTTCCATTGGGTCTAAGACGTATAGTCTTATAATCCAGCGGACTTAAAGCAAGAGCTATCTCAGGGAGATTTAGAGTGGATCCCAGACCTTCAAATGGTCTAGTGATCGTGCTCAGATTCTCTTTGGGAGTAGCCTTTATTAACCGAAATAAGGACAGTATGGAGAGAGTAATTCTAATACCGACGATGTCTCCGGACTCTATAAGAGTACGAAGTTCTATCGGAATTATTAGAGGTACTCCTCTACGAGTAGCAACCCGACAATCAGCTTTCGCGATCTCGGGTGTACCCGCCAAGACTTTCGTAACTAGACGGTGTGCCTCTTTAAGGTACACTACCAAGAAATCAGGTCCATTATGTTTCCATGTGGATCTAATTCTTTGGATAAGTCTATACGACGCCTCTTTGGTACGGTAATCGGAAAGTAAAAGAAGTAGGACTCTCGATCATCC